CGGAGCGGTCTTTCCGACGACCTGATGCTGCTGACTGTTGAACGGTGACCTGACGCCGATGCCGTTAATGATGCGCGATCTGACGTCATAGATCGCGTTATCTTCGACGTCGACAAGCTCAAAGACATTGCCAGAACCGATGCCCAAGACGGTATATTCGCTGTCTGTGCTTTTCTTCGCCTGAACTTCAAACTGTTTTGCATAGATCGATGGCGAAGCCACCTCGACGACCAGCACGGAAATCGCTGTCTGATTGAGCGCCCGCACCTGATCGGTCACCGTCATCGATGGCGGCGTCAGATCAAACGGGTTCGGTAGCGTGCTGTTGTCTTGCAGGAAATCGGCTTCTTCTGCGTTCCAATCGAAGACAGTGTCGGCAAGCTCGCGAAGCATAAGATCGACGCCCATCGCCGTGCCATTGTCGCCGCTTTCAAACACCAGCGACCATTCAGCGACTTCGAAGACCTTAGAGCTAAATCCGAAGCGGTCATTTGTGACTTGCACGGTGTCACCGACCGACAGCTTGAATGCCTTTAGATTGGCCGGGAAATCCATCGTGACCTGCTGCCGGTTGCGATACAGGGCAATTTTCGCCAGCCTTTGCGCCATTGCCGATGATTGCGTGTAAGGCAGATCATAATCTAGGAATTGCTGATAGCCGCCGTCTTCGCTCTCAAAGGTCGAGCTAGTGATCACCGGGTAATCGGTCGGCACGTAATTGGTCGAGGCTGGCGCGAACACGCCTTTGACCGCGTTGAAATTGTCCCGACGGCTCCGCTTCGTCTGCACGCCAATCGGGCCGCGCAGATCGTCATTCGTCAGCGTCAACGTCGGGCTGACATATTTGGCAGCTTTGATCCCGAACGCGCCGTTGGTGTAAGTCATCACGCCGCCGCAGGATGACAAAAGGCTCTCTAGGACCTGCCTAGGGGAGTTGGCGCTGTCGATGGTGCCATTACAGGCATAACGGTCTTCAGAGCCACCAGCGGCCAAGGAAACGCTTTCATCGCATATATTAGCGGCAGTCTGGAATGCAGTGTCATCGATTTCGGCGGTTGATGCATCAAAACCATAGGAAGCATTGGTCAGGTAATCGCGAATGACCAATGCCGGGTTGGTGCTATAGATTGTCGTGCTGTCACGCGGATCGAATAGCTTTTTGCCTTTAACCAGCGCGGAGATGTTCGGGATGCCGTTCGGGAAGGCATCGGCGTCGAACTCCAGCCGGACATACAGGTAGCAGATGCCTTGCAGACGATGGTCATTCGTCCAGCTGGACACCTCGCTGACAAGATCGGCATCAGCTGATTGATCTGTTGCGCCAAGGTGCTTTTTCACTCGGACCAAATTGGCAAAGCGGGATGGCGCGGTCACGTTCCCGCTGCCGTCTAGCGTCAGTTCTTCATCGTTCAGATAAACCGTCGTGATTTCCTGACATTCGTGCGCGGCCAGCAGAACCACCAAATGAAGATATTGGTCATCATTTGTGCTTTCAATGAAAGCGAGCGGGCCTGACACCCGCGTCTGACCGTAAACCGCCCGGCGGGCCGTAATTGGCTGTTTGACCATCTGCGTGCGGCCGGTCGCATCAGACGAAAATGACGCAAAATCGCCCAGCTTTGGCTTCGGGGACAGAGACTGTGCAGCAGATGTAAGCGCGGCAGTAAGGACCGCCTTTTTCGCCGCCGCCACTGCAAACGCGCGGAAACCGCCGGCGGGGCCAGCGACAGCAGTCGAAACAACAGCCGTGACAATGGTGACCGGGTCAGTGATAGCCTTTACGAAATTCTTGAAAAAGCCCATTTATTGACCCCAAATGACCTGCTTGTCTTGCAGACCAGCGATAAAGTCCAAACCCTTGTCGGCGGGATAATCAATGCGCTGGTCTTCGCTAGTATAACGCCGGGCGCGGCTTCGCTCCAGATCGATCAATTTGCTTTCAGCGGTCACGCTAATGTCTGCCGTCGCGCCGTTGTCGGACACAGTCATAACGTCCATCTTGCCCGCAAATATCTTGATCGGGTCAGCAATGACAGCGCCAGCGTCGGATAGGACGCCGATATAGACGTTCAGGTCCCGGCCTTGATAGGCAGTCGTCAGGGCCGACGCGATCAGGCTGGTGCTAAGGCCCGACAGGCTGATCTCGACGCCGTTGGCCTGCACCTCGCCGTTCTCACTGATAGAAGACACCGACAGGATATCGCCGCCCGGTGAGAATGTTTCGCCATCGATGGTGATCGATCCGTAGCCGGTCCAAAGCCGCAGGATGCCGTCAGTGAAATCCATTTCGACAGCAAAAAAAGGCGACAGTTCTGCCGCCGTAAATTCATTGTTTACTGCTGTGGTGACCGTGCGCGTCATAGTGCTTCAACCGCCCCGAAGGCTATCGAATAGAAGCCATCTGTTGTGATCGTCCAATTCGAAGCGCTAGTGGAAAGCCGGAACAGCCCTTTGGCATTGTCGACCACCACCGTAGCGTCATCTGCCGGGCTTGACCGCAGATCGGGCCAGACAGTGACGTCAGCTTCGCCGCTGGCGTTGCTGTCGACGTCGTCCAGCACCTTGTAAAGCTGTGAAGTCGCCCCGCTGCCCAGCTGGATATAATCGCCAGCCTTCAGATAGCCGGTCGCTGATGCAGGCAAACCATCAATCGACAGGGTGTCGCCGGTCTGTGACGCGCCATTGACGACCGGGGTGCCGGGCGTCGAGCTTGCCGAACCACGGGCGCTTGCTCCGATAGGATCGCCCAGCAGGAACGTGCCATAAGGACCATAGAGCTTTGTGAGGAACGTGACCCAGCCCTCAGCGTCTGCGCGTTTCATCGGCGGCAAGACAATGTCGGCTTCCCAGCGCTGGCCTGCATTCTTCTGTGCCTGCTGCGCGAACGTGAAAGGCGATTGCGTGAGCGCCACCGAATTGCGGGCGATCAGATTGATCTGCGCTATGCCTGTGGTCGGGGTGCTTAAAGGATAGGTTATAGCCATAATTTACCCCAGAGCCGCCGCGTAGGAACCGCCACGCCGTTTCGCATCAATCACTGCACCCTTCGCCGCGTCTGCGATCTGTGGGAGCATATTGAGAACTTCGGCGCGAACCGTCTGGCTGACGCCGGTCGTCAAATTGATCGTCTGATTGACGGTGACAGCGCTGCCGCCCATCTGATTATTCGGGACGATGCCGCCGGTCCTGCCCGGGACAAACAGTTCGGGACCGCGTTCACCGACCATATAAGGACGGCCTGCCGTGACAGGGCCACCCATAGCACGGCCCGGAAAGAAGCTCGGCAGTGCTTCTGCGATTGGCGCAATGATCGCCTTCCTGACTTGCAGGCGGATCAGATCGGCAAGGATCGACCGCGCCATATCCTTGAAAGCTTCTTTTGCAGAGTTCGTCTGCATCACCACCCTGACCAGACTGTCTTCCAGCCTTTGCAGGCCGCGCGTGGCGACGTTTGCCAGCTGCGTTTGCGTATCTGCGGCGGCGGCGGCGAGTTTCTTCATCGCTTCGGCAAAGCTAGACGCCTTAGTCGTGCCGCCTTCCATCGTTCCGACAAGCTCGCTCAATTTCCGGTCAAGCTCCGCTGTGCTGTCGATCGTGACGTCATTGGCTTCGGCCAGCTTTTCCAGCGCATCGATATCTTTGTTCAGGCTGGGGAAGAGCTTATCAAGCTCGGTTTTCAGGCCGGGGAACGTCTTGTTCAGCAGTTCGGTGGCCTCTTTCACCGCGCTTTCAATGCCCTCAACCAGCTTGTCTAGCGTGCCGGTCAGCTGCGCGAAGACGATGGCCGTGGCCAGCGTTGAAAGGGTCAGCACCTTCGACGTCGCGGAATAGATCGTCGCCGCCTTGCGGGCCGTCAAAAGCGCACCAGCCAGCCGCAAAAATGCAACGCCCTGTTGCAAAATTGCCCTAGTGAACACGAAGGCTGTCACCGCAATAAAGGATTTCCGCAGGAAGTCGAGATTGCGCCGGACAAGGTCTGCCGCGTCCGCCACCACGCCGAAGGCGGTCGGGATAGCAGTGACGGCACCCGTCAGGAAGCGGCCGATAGACTGTGCCAGCCCGTCGTTTTCCTTCGCGATCTGGCTAAAGGTCCGGGCCAGATTAACGAGCGCTTCGTTAAACCCGGCCTCACCGATAGCCTTTTTGAACATATCGAAGCTGTCGCCTAGATTGCTGAAAGCACCATTCAGCGTCTGCGATTGCTTTTCGATAGCCCCGGCGAACTCTGTTTCGCCCAGCGTGACAAGGAAGTCAGAGATGGCCGCGCCGGATTTTGTGACTTCTGTCTCGACGCCCTTGAACGTAAAGACGACCTTGTCGCCTTCTGACCGGGCCTTGATGCCGAATTCTTTAAGGCGCTCAAACTCTCCGACAGCCGCGTCGGCTGCTGCCTCTACAAACTGATCCAGCGTCTTGCCGGTGCCGGATGCGATATTTCCGAAGGCGGTCAGCGCTGAAATGCTGGGGTTCAGGCCACGGGCGATCAGCTTGTTGAAACCGCTGACGACTTCCCGCAGGGCGAACGGGGTGGTCGCCGCGAATTGCTGAAGAATGCCGAACGCCTTTTCGGCTTTTTCAGTCGATCCCAAAAATGTCGACAGGCTGGCCTCTAGGCTCTGGAACTCCCTATTGGTTTCGATGGTCCCTTTGACCAACAGACCGAAGCCTGTGGCACCAGCCAGCGCTGCGACGGCAGTCTGTACAGAAAAGACCGCGTTTTTCACGCGGCCTAGCCCTGCATTGATTGAACGAAACGCTCCCCCGGTTCGGTCAACGGCACCAATTCTAATTTTCAGATTTGGGTTTGCCATCTTCTAAAATCCCGAAATATGCGAACCATTCATTGATTTCAGACAAAGACAGGTCTTCGATTTCTGCCTGCGTCTTATGCAATCGATCCGCCAAAGCCATCACATTGAGCCGGAGCGGATCGCCCTTTAGTTTTTTTCCGCGTCCTCGATTGTCTCCACATCACCGAACATATTAGCGCCGATTTGCGAAATGACTTCGACCGGCTCATTCATCAAATGAACCTTGTCCTCAAGGGTGAAAAGACGATTACCATCAGCGTCACAGGCTTTGAGGATGATCAGGTCGATCATCCCGTCGATGGTCGCGTCGTTCACAAAGTTTTTGTGCTTCTTCTGAATTTTGTTCATGTCCCCCGCTGTGATCGGGAAAACATACATCAGAAGAGGCGCATCATCGTCGCCCCATTCAGGGACTTCAATGACCCGCGCCTGCTTCTGACGACGTTCAGAGATAGCTTTGCCAAGCGACATCAGGCGACGGTGCCACGGGTGAGTGCGCCCGTGCCTTGAAAGCCGAACGAAGCTTCGACCATACCGTCGAAGGCGGCATTGACGTCGGCAGACGTCACGATGACCGACCCGGTCAGGTACTGATCAGCGCTATCGGAGCCTTCGGGATAGACGGTGAGGGTCAGTTCAGCACCCGCGACCATTTCGTCCTGCTTTGCATCGTCTGGATCGAAATAGCAGTCGACGGTCCCGCTGAAGGTCTTAAGACCGACGGCATAGGTCCGGGCGCTATCACCCATCACGCTGTCTTCGATTGTGTCAGCTGTTTCGCTGATTGAATAAGAACGGATTTCACCGACAGCAGTGTCAGACCCGACGGTGCCGAGCTTAACCGTGCCTTCGCTTCCGGTATGTGTTGCCATCGTGTTTTCTCCTACGCGGCTGTTTCGACGTCATTCTCAGCGGTCCGGTATCGCACCGCCACGGTGAAGCGGCCAATCGCGACAGGCTGTTCGCCATCACCCGCAAAATCGGCCTCAAACGCTGTAACCTGCATATCTTTGGACAGGCCCCCCAGCGTTACATCAGCGGCAAGGGCTTCTTCGACCTGCACCGCGATATTGTCTAATGTATTATCATAGTTTGCTGTTGATTTCACGTAAGCTTCGACAGCGACTTCCAGATCGCGCATCACCGAACGGGGCCGCGACAGGGTGTCGAACTCTGTCGTCTCGCTGCGCGTGTAAACGCAAAGACCCGGCAGCTTAATGCTTTCCAGCGGATAAATGCGCGAACGAAACACGTTTGACCCGGTGGTAGTCAGGCCGGTGACAGCTGTGACAATCGCATCCCGTATTTGCTGCCGAACGTGCGCCATTAGTCTTTTTCCAAAATCAGCGTAGTGATGCCGGTGCCATCGTCCTGCACGATCCGAACCGTGTAAGCCACCGCGCTGATCACAATAGCGTCACCTTCAGCGGCAGAAGAAACGTCGCCGGTCCGGCAAAGGAACCGGGGCTGCTGAAGCGCAACCCCGACACCGCCGCCAGCATCGACTTCGATGAAGTCATTATCGAAAATGCCGTTGACCGTCGCCGCGCTTCCCCCGTCCGGGGTGTAAGTCGCCGCTGTGCCGAAATCATCGACACCGAAAAATATCGCCCGGTCTGCTGCACTCTCAACGGCCATCTATTTAGCCTTTTTCTTCGCTCCGCGCTTGAGGAGCGCGCCTGCCGACTTTGTGGTCAAACCCACCGCGCGATCTTCTGTCGGCTCTGTGGCGACTTCATACGCGCGAACCTTGCCCATATTGACAAGGCGGATGCCCACCTCATCAGCGACGTCGACAACCTCGCCCGGTTCATATCCGGTGCCACCAATAACAACGCCGCGAATAACTTGAATTTTCATCTGATCACCTCGGAGAAGCCGGGGCGACCGGAGCCGCCCCAGCGTTTGATTAGGCGTTGATATCGAGACACGCCGCGAACGACTGCGCGTGACGTACCGCGATATCGCATTCCTGAATGACCCGGATGCGAACCGCGCCGGTGCTGCCACCGGTGTAAGGATCGATCAGGACATCCGGGGTGCTGAAGAAGCCGATCATCAGCTGCGAGAAGTCGCCGAAGATCATCGCGGAAAGCCCGGTGCCGGTGCCTTTGGTAAGGTCGGACGGCACGTTATTGGTCACAGACATGTTGTAACCGTAAAGCTGGTTCCACGGGGCGTCCAGAAGCATCACGCTGTCGGTCGATGCGACCTTTGCAGTGCTGGCCAGATGCGACTTTACCTTCGGGTTGGTCAGATATGCGAGGGTGTTCGCATTGATCGCCGCATTGTCGACCTCGACCTCTTTCACCAGATCGGTGACCTTTGCCCAAGTCATTGCGCCACCATTGGTGCCGATAGCGACGCTACCGATGCCGGTGGTGCCGGTGATGCCGGTCGGCTCATTGGAACCGCCGCCTTCGATGGCAACATCTTCGATCTTCTGCGCGATGCTGTTCAGCAGATCATCGCGAACAATCTGTTCAACAGACGGATCGGATTGGATCATCAGCAAGCGGGAAACGTCGGTGAAAGCACCAAGCGATTTCGGAGCCATTGTGACCTGTGCGAAGGTGGCGTTGACTTCAGAAGTCGCGCCATTCTCAGCAACAAAGCCAGCGGATACGCCGGTTGCCAGCTTCGGAATAGCGACGTCACCCTTCAGACCGGACATAAAACGTGCGCCGAGTTCATTGAAGACCAGACGCGACCGCAGGGCATCGACAAATTCGCCGCCCAGATGGTCAGTCGGCTTCAGGTGGCCACCAGCAGATGCTGTGCCAACGGTCAGATCACGCTTGCCGCTCCAGAAGCTGTCCGGCGCATAGAAACCGCGTGCTGCCTTACCGGCACGCTGTGCGATTTCGTCGTTAACTTCGCGCTCCAGACCATTCAGGCCGGAACCGTTAACGATGCCGCGAACGGCTTTCATAAAGGAATAATCGCGCTCTTCTTTTGCGGAAAGCTCGATTGCACCGTGGGCCTGCTCAAGCGGCTTGCCTTCGCCAATCGCTTCCAGCAGAACGCCACGGAATTGATCGACAGACAGACCGTCTTTGATCGCCTGATCGGCAAGATCGCGGCGGTTATGCTTGACGGCAAGCGAAGTGATTTCGCCTACGGTCTTTTGAAATTCACGCTTTACGCTCTCAGCGATATCAGCGCGCATTTCTTCGTGATTAACTTCAGTCATTTCGACTTCCTTTCTGATCACGGGTTCAACAATTTCAGCACTGCGGTTTACCCCAACAGAGGCATCCGCCGGGACGCTCACAATGCTGGCTTCATAGGGGACCCACGCGGAGATCGCGACCGTCCCGTCGCGTTCGTTTTTCGGGTCCATTTCGCGCACCTGATATCCGATGCTGACATTGCTGCGGATACCATCTTTGACGTCATCATAAATCTCCCTCGCCAGTGCGCCTTTTCCAAAGCGAACCACCGCCCGCAACCTGCGAGCGGATTGATCAAGGTAGGTTCTTTCAACCACGCCAATCTGTTTCGTCATATCGTGATCAAGCAACAGGGGCGCGTGGCCGCTGTTCATCCGGCCAAGATCGACCGCATCTTCACTATGACGCAAAACTTCCAAACCAAAAGACCGCTCGACCGGCTCTTCAGATGACAGGGACATCCGCACCCGGCGGTCGTCTTCATCCATCATTTCCGCATCTGTTGCGCGGAAGGTCAGCGTCGAACGGTCGATGCGAGAATAATCGTCCTCATCATCCTCATCATTGCCTGCCGTCATTTCGACCGGCGGCTGCATCTCTGATTTACCATAGGTGATGATATAATCATCATCGGTTTCTTCGATGTTCTTAATATGTCGATCCATCTCGAAATTCCTTTCCTCGTCGGATTGTACATCAGTTTTGAGCGGATGGCCATCTGGCAGCAGATCGGTGTCGAACTTGTCGCCGGAGAACTTGCCTGTCCTGACCGCTCGCAAAAAAGCATTCACGCGGGCATATGCCCATTGTTCCGGGCTTTTGACGTTTGGCCTTACAGAACCGGGGTTCGTTTTATAGGCCCCGACGCCGCGACGGAAGACGGCAGACAGCATCCGCAGTGTCACCCGCTTGCCCTTCTGATCGCCATATTCGGCGTTATGATCATCGACCTTCTTTTGCAGGCCCTCTTTCACCGCGCCGGAAAGTTCTTCGCGCAGTGCGCGTTCCTCGCCGTCAATGCGATCTAGACTGGCGGCTTTGCCCCGCGCCCACGATTGGCCGGGATCACCGCCCCAAGCTGCCCACGCGACGCGACCGGGCGACGGATAGCCATCCTCACCGGGCCGGAAGCCCTCGGCCTCTTTGTCGACCTCGTGACGGCTGAAAAAGCTGTGCATCCGGCGCACAGTCTCGGGCGATAGCTCTTGACGGTTTACAAGCTGACGTGCGCGGGCCACAGCGACATCGGTGCCGCCTTTCTCGCCTTCTGCCCGCCAATCCAGAAAC